TTACCATTAGTATCTTTATTATCTGGATTTGCATATGGAGCTTCCCAAGAATCACAATGCCAATCATAAAATTGATTTAATTTATATTTTGTAAATTGACAAGATTCAGAAAAATCCCAATCAAAATTCCATCCAGCTAATCTATTTGCTTGATGAATAAATGGTTGAATTTCTTTATAGATCCATCTATCATTTAACCAAACAATATTTGAATCTCTTTTCTTTTTTAAATCTACTATATCTTTATCATCAAGTGATTTACCTTCATTAATTTTAGTTGTTTGACCACCAGTAAGAGCTAATTGTTCTTGTTGTGATATTCCGTATTTAATTAATTCATCACAAAATCTAGGTGTAAGTGCACTTTGAAAATAGTAATAGTAATTCTGTAAATTCATTCTAATGACTATATATTAATTTCTATAGGATTTGTAAAGGGTTCAATAACTAGCTAATTGTAAGTGTTCCAGACACTGTGAATGTTGCAACTTTACAACCTCCAGCTGGTGCCGGTAATGTTGTAACTGTGTTTGTACCAGGACTTGCTCCTAATGTTCTAGCTGATGGTGTTCTTACAATAACTATACCTGATCCACCTGATCCTGCTGGAGTTGATCCAGGTTCTCCACCTGATGCTCCACCTCCACCTCCTGTATTAACTGTTCCTGGATTTGAAGTTGCATTTGGACCATTTACTCCTGCTCCACCTCCTCCATTACCACCACTTCCATTAGGAGTTCCTGCTTCAGCAGTTCCTCCTCCACCACCTGCATAAAATACTGGTGATCCTGAAATACTATTTTCTAAACCTACTCCACCATTTCCAGATGCTGATGGAGTTCCTGCAGTTCCTGCCGCTCCTGCACCTCCTCCTCCTCCTGATCCGTAAGCTGGAGCACTTCCAGATGCTCCTCCTGGTGATCCTTGTCCATTTGGCATTAAAGGACTAGATGCTACTGGAGGTGTGTTTCCTGAACCACTTCCTGGTGCGTCATTTCTAGCTCCTCCTCCTGATCCTCCTGGTTGACCTGTACCTGATCCTCCTGGTGTTCCATCATCAAATTGTCCTCCACCTCCCCCACCTGTAGATGTAATTGTTGAAAATATTGAACTTGATCCTCTTTGTGAAAAAGGTGATGCTCCTGCTGGAAAAGCTGTTCCTACTCCACCTGCTCCTATTGTTACTGGAACACTTAATGGTCCATATCCTGTTACTGTTACTTTAGTTCCACCTGGAAAAGATGTACGATAACCTCCTGCTCCTCCACCTCCACCATTGTTCATTCCTCCACCACCACCACCAGCCACAACTAAATAATCTACATCGAATGATATTTGAGGACTTGGCCACGTTCCTTGTTTCTGTGCACTAAATTGAGATTGTAAATTCCAAACACCACTTGCCTTGTTTAATTCTTTTACGATCACAATTCCTGAACCGCCGGCTGATCCTGCAACTGATCCATCTGGATTTGCTTGTGATATTGATCCACCACCACCTCCTCCTGTATTAGCTGTTCCTGCTGTTCCAGTTGATTTAGGTGCATTTCCTCCAGCACCTCCACCACCAGCACCGCCTGCTCCTGCTGTTCCTCCTATTTGTGAAGCTCCACCTCCACCACCTGCGTAAGTTACTGATGATCCTGTTATTAAAGAAGCAGTTCCTGCTCCTCCTGCTCCGCCTCCTGTAGGTGAAGAATTAGATCCTGTTGCTCCAGATCCACCACCTCCTGCTCCTGCTGCTGCTGCGGCAGGATTTGAAGCATAAGCTCCTCCGGAATTTCCTTGACCTGGTGTTCCTGTTCCTGCTGTACCAGTTGGTCCTGTTGCTCCACCACCTGATCCACCATTTCCTGCGGCTAAATTTGCTCTTCCTCCTTTACCACCACCTGTTGAAGTATAACTAAATCCACTTGAGTCAGTTCCATTAGAACCACAGTTTGCACCAGCACTACCCGCTGTTCCTCCAGCTCCTACAACTAATGGATAACCAGTTGCTCCACAAACTGAAATACATGAAATAGATCTAAAACCACCAGCTCCACCACCTCCACCTGCAAAAGCTCCAGCAGTTTGTCCACCAGTTCCTCCTCCACCAGCAACAATTAATGCATCAACTAACCTCGTTCCTGGCTGCGTCGTTAATGTTCCAGATGATGTTTGAGATGTGACAGTACATTTACCAAACGATGTTGGATTTAATACTCCGATTATACCGCCATTGGGTGATGCCATAAGTCACTGTCCTTTTAAAAATTCTTTAACTTAGTTGCCTGTAGCAATCCAAGATGAAGTGTCAGGTGACCAAGCGAATGTATTTTGTTGATCGTCTTTACCAATCCATCTTTTTCCAGCTTCATCCCAAGAAATAAAGTATCTTACATTATCTCCATAAGTTGTAACTGTTGGATATGCAACTGGGGCTTGCCAGTCGTCATTAGAGTCTAGCGACCAAGATGCAAATGGTTGTGGTGCGATAAATTTATCTTTTGTGGAATCAAACGTGTAACCAATTCCAGCATATTGTTTTCTGAAATTATTATTATAAGAAGTTTGAACCCATCTAGAACCAGTTGTAAAAGGAACAATTTTTTTAACTGCTTCTTCTGCTCCAACTGATTGATCGCCGCCATTTGCGTTTACGTCATTGTTATCAATAACAACAACTCTTAATACTAAACCGTAGCTGTTTACTTCTGCAAAATGTGCCATATTTTTAACTCCTTATTTTATTTATACATTAATTTTTTATGTAGTCAACGTTCCAGATACAGTAAATGTCGCTACTTTACAACCTCCTGCTGGGGCTGGTAATGTAGTTACAGTATTTGTTCCTGGACTTGCTCCTAAATTAGCTGAACCTGGGGCTCTTATAATAACGATTCCTGAACCCCCAGCTGCTCCTGATGCTGGAGATATACCACAATGAACTCCACCACCTCCACCTCCACCTGTGTTAGCTGTTCCTGCTGTTGCTCCTGTAGCAGGTGAATAACGTCCGCTTGCTCCTCCACCTCCATCTCCACCTGGTTGTATAGTTCCTACTCCAGAAGCACCCGTTCCTCCACCACCACCTGCATAAAATGTTGCACTTCCTGAAATACTATTTGGCGAACCATCTCCACCATATCCTTGACCATCTGTGTTTCCTGCTTCTCCAGCTCCACCTCCTCCGCCTGATATTTGAGCTCCACCACTTCCAGCTCCACCATTATTTCCTTGAGGAGGACTAACTGGTGGTGAATTTCCTGTTCCTGCAGTTCCCGATGTTGAAGGAAAATTACCTCCACCTCCACCTGATCCACCATTTCCACCTGATATTTGTGAAGACCAACTACCACCACCTCCACCACCTGTAGAAGTAATTGTTGAAAATATTGAATCATTACCAGAACTTCCCCTTACACCTCCGCAACCTGTTCCACCTGCACCACCAGCTCCTACTGTAATTGGAGTAGATGAACCTAATTCTAATGCAATTTTTGTTCCTCCTGGAAATGAAGTTCTATAACCACCTGCTCCTCCTCCTCCTGCATAATAAAAACTACCTCCACCCCCACCACCTGCTACTACTAAATAATCTAAAGATACTGTTGCACTTGCTGTCCACTGCCCAGCTTTTTTATAATTGTATTGACATTGTAGTGACCAGACTCCGGAAGCGACTTTAGTTCCTGGTGCTGATATAATAACGATTCCTGATCCTCCTGCATATCCAGCTGCTTGTGCTCCTCCACCACCTCCACCTCCTGTATTTGCAGTTCCTGCTGTTCCAATAGGTCCTCCTTGTGTAATATCTCTAGCACCATTTCCTCCACCACCGGCTCCTCCAGTTCCAGCTGGTCCTACATATGATCCACCACCTCCACCTCCTGCATAAGTTACTGCTGATCCTGAAATTGAATTTGGAGAACCTGCTCCTCCTGGTCCTCCAGTACCTGGTCCAGGTGCAGTTCCATCACTTCCAACAGCAGAAGCTCCTCCACCACCTCCTGCACCACCTGCAGTATTAGATGTTCCACCATTATTTCCTTGTGGCGGCGATACTGGTGGACTATTACCAGTTCCACCTGTTTTAGTACCACATGTACTTCCTCCACCTCCTGAACCTCCACTTACTCCATTATTTCCTGGTCCTGGAAGACTACTTCCACCTCCTCCTCCACCTGCTGATGTTATTGTTGAAAATATTGAATTACTTCCACTTGCACCACTAGTAGAAGGATTTCCTCCACCTGCTCCACCTCCACCTATTGTAACTGGAGTAGAACCAGCTGCTAAAGAAATTTTTGTTCCTCCTGGAAAAGAAGTTCTATAACCACCGGCACCACCTCCTCCACCTTGAGATCCTCCTGAACCACCTCCACCTCCACCAGCAACAACTAAATAGTCAACTTCGCCTGGCGTTGCTTGATTTGGATAATTATACGTTCCTGATGCTGTAAAAGATGTTACAACTGTAGTGGATGTTGGATCGTTAACTGGTCCGATAATTCCGCCATTTGCCATAGCCTGAACTCCGGTTAATTTATAATTTCGTACGAAATAATTATTTCAAGATCGCCGTTTGCACTTGCTCCACCAACAATTGATTTATCTTCCATTAAATAAAAAGAAGAATTTTTATCAACTAAAGTTAGTGTTGCATCTGCTGGTACAGAAATTGTAGAAGCGAGAGCATAAGATGTTCCGCCACCACCTGCTGCTGTGTTAATGTCTACTGTTACGTCAGCTGCATTTGTTCCGTCTACGTTTGCAACCATGATTGAATTAACTTTGTAAACTTTTCCTGAAGCTGCAGAGTTTGCTAACAATACTGTTGTAAGTGTTGTTGTCAAAGCAGCATACGTTGTTTCGCCTAGAATCGAAGTTACGTTTACTATATTTGGATTTGCCATAATTTATCTCCGTTCGTTATTATTATCCGAAAACTATTGCCATTGCAATAGCTTTTCCTGTTGAAATTCCGGCATTACCAAATGATAAAGTACCTGCACCATTTGTAAGAATTGCCTGTCCTGAAGTACCATCTACTGTAGGTAAAGTGTAAATATTAATAGTATTTATACCAGCATTTACGTCAGTAACATTAGTTCCATCAGAATATAAGAATTTTATACCTTTATCACCTGCTGCCCAAGTAGCTCCTGATCCTGAAGTTGTTTTAAATGTAACTGCATAAGATCCAGTTGTAGCATTTTTTGCAATATATGTTTTTTCAACTCCATCTGGAATAATAACGTTAACTGAAGAAGTTAAAGTTCCTGTTAAATTTAAAACAGCATTTTTACCATTAGATGTAACACCATTTGAAAAAGTTAAAGTTGCACCTGTCGTTGCATTTAATGCAACTGATTCATAACCAGCAATTGCTTGTTGTAAAATATTTAAATTTGTATTTGTAATGTCTCCCCATGTACCGGCGTTTTCGCCTGTGACCATGAGTTCTAGTTTGAGGTCTGTAGAATAACTTGATACCATATTTAATTCCTTAATTAATTATTTTTATAAAATCTATGCGGCTGTGTCAATCTCTGTCCAAGTTGCATCAGTTCCGGTATTTACTTCAGTCCAGATTTGATTATTTATACTATTTAACGATATAGTCAATCCATTTCCAGTAACTGGT